CCCTATTAAAACACATTTTTCCCCACCTTGTCAAGCCCTCCTCCAACCAACAGGGGTCGCAAACCACAAAATCACCAACTTTTCAAGTCCTCCCATAACATTTTCCGCCCTCTGTCAAGAAAAAACCGTCCTTTTATCGGACCACCTTCATCAAAATGCAATTTTGTCAAGTTCTTATGCTACCCTCCACCCCTGTCACCACCTCCACTGGACAATGGAGGGCGACCTAAAATGCCAAAAGCCTATTGACAAATTAAAGTCCATGTGCTATAATGGATAGTATAATAATTTTAATAATGAGGACAACCATGAAAGATAAACTATTATATATCATCACCGCCCTTCTAATCGCCTGTGACGGCTTCCTAGTCGGAATCCTGACCACAGCCCCACGTTGCAACTACAACGGCACAGAAGCCGTCTGCATACGTATTAAATAGAGCACCGCATTCAACAGTGTCTTATGTCATTAATAAAGAAAGGAGCGTCATCATATCAGGAACAAAATCTGGAGGTCTAAAAGCCAAGCAAACCAACTACGCAAAGCATGGCAAAGACTTCTACAAGTCAATCGGTAAACGCGGCGGTCTTCAACACCGCCCCGACACCCGCCCTTTTAAAACCAATCCCGAACTCGCCAAGCGCGCAGGTCGGCTCGGTGGACTCAAACGCTGGGCAAAATATAAGAAATTAAAAGAGGACGAGAAATATAAACTCGACCCAGAATTAGGAGTTTAATATGATAAGCAATAAGAAACATTTGAAAGTCGAAATCACCAAGGAAATAAAAGACTTTTGCAAGGAAAACGATTTCACCTATTCAAAAGAGAAATTGGCTGGAAAACCAATTTTAGTTATTAAAGACGGAAAAATTCCTCTCACTGCAATTCCAATGGTAGATATTGCAGAACTTGCTGTGATGTTTAGTATTTTCAAGTGTGGTTTCGCAGCAGGGCAATTGACACAAAGTCGTGAGGACGCTGACTTTGACGACCTCCTCAAAGGTCTTTAATCTATAAACCCTCTATTTGCCTTATATCATCAAAATAGAGCCACTTTAGGCTCTATTTTGACTATTTATACTTATTGAAGCGTCAAATGCGTCCAAGACGTGTTTGAAGCGGAATAAACGTAAATTGCAGGCGAGGCAGTAAACGTTGAATCGACAGCCCCAGTGTAAAGAATCAACTCACCGTCCACAGGAGTGCTTGGAGCGGTTGCGGCAATAGTGAGAGAGGTCTTCCACTGACCAACCGTTGCAACGTCATGGTCTTCCTGCCCGTCATGGACACCACCAATGACACGATAATTGGTATTGTTGAAGCCCGAGGCGATGGTCATGCCGACGTTTACTTCGCCAGTTCTAGTGGCTTTTGAATAGCGTCCAAGGGAAATAGCGTTGTAGATATTGGCTGCGTCAATTTCCGATTTTTCACCGATACAAATACAGGAATCTGATTTGTTGACGATTTCGTTACCAATTCCAATACCTGCGGAATACATTGACCCTGTCACGTTGCCTTTTCCAATATACACACCTTTTCCTGATGTCGCTTTTGCATATTGCCCAATTGCAATACACCCTGTGTATCCTTTGCTTGAATTTCCAATTGCGATTGCGTTTTGATAAGTGGCATTGTCTGCGTTTGGTCCAATGGTAATTGAGTTTGAGCCAGTTCCATTTGCGTTGCTACCGATGACAATTTTACTCGCGTCACCGCCAGCAAACACCATGTCAGTTGTTGCCTTCTGGGTCATCGCTCCGTCTGTGTTCTGTCCAATGGTGGTGTAAAGAGTTCCACCTCCACCGCCAGCAGTATCCCAAGTCCCGTCCGCCTTGAGGAACTTCCCAGCGTCTGTGGTAGCAGGAGCAGGAACAAGACCCGCTGCACCCGCTGCAGTGCCGTCTGTTCCTGTGAAGTTGCTGTAAGTCGTGTCGGTGGCAGAGAGTTCACCTGTTGCAGTAACAAGGGTGAGGTTGCTTCCAATAGACTTGATATTTGCTAGGTCTTCCAATTTCGTCTTGTCTGCGGTTGTGTAATCATTTTCAGAAAGACCTTTGCCTGCAACCTTGTCAACCTTATCAGCAAGTGCAGTGGTGTTGCCGTCCGCCGTAGATTGGGCGGCGGCAATTCCATTGTCGATTGCATACATAGCGTCATTGACATCTGTGAGCCATGCTGGTTTGTCGGTAGATTCAAATTGAGGTAAGTGATAATTTGTTGTTGAGTTCGTGTGTGACATTCCATTTCCTCCTTAATTAAGCAATTCTATGCCAGCGGTTCACGACAATGTAAGGCTGGAGAGTGGAAGCAGTTGCAGAACCAGTGTCGCCATGGGTGTGTCCTGCACCGCCACCAACGCTTGAGGTGCTTGCGTTAGTGTGAAGAACACCAGTCGCGTCAGCATAAACCCAATGGTGGTTGCCGTCTGGTGCGCCATAGGTGTCAGCAGTAGAGTGGAGAATTTCGCCACTTGTAATCGTTACAAATTCACGTGCGCTCGTGCTTGGAGTGTGTGCATGGCTCGGGATTTCGTTGATTGTAAGGGTGTGAGAGGAGGTCGAGTGGACGTGTGCCGAGGTTTCATTGCCGCCCATAGCACCAACGGTTGAGAATGTGCCAGTGTCTTGTGCAACGGTAACTTTACCAGCGGTGTCTTTCTGCCAAGTGCCACCCCAAGAAACGTTCGGGTTGAAGTTGGAATCACTGGTTTCATAGTATGACCCGACAGGATAACAAAGAAGAATATTAAATGTTCCACCTCCACCGCCGCTTTGTTCCAAAGCAGTGACGCGAGTGTCCAAACCAGACACAGCCTTCACAAGACCAGAGTTCGCACCGCCTACAACAGTTTGAAGGTCGTCAACATCTTTGACAAGACCACCAGCATTGTTGCCAACGGTGATTTCAAGGTCATTGACTTTCTTGGTGAGTCCAGAGTTTACTCCGCCAACTGCAGTCTGGAGGTCGTCAACATCTTTGATAAGACCACCAGTAGAATCGCCAACTTCTGCCTTTAAGTCGTTGACCTCTTTAGTAAGACCAGAAGAAGCGTCACCGACAGCGGTTTGAGCGGCTTGTGCGGCTTGACTTGCATTTGTTGCAGCAGTTGCGGCAGTGGTTGCAGCGGTGTTGGCTGTGGTTGCAAGGTTCAAAGCCGAGGCAGCGTTAGAAACAGCGGTTGAGGCTGCGTCATTCGCGGTTTTTAATTCTGTGTCAATAACACTGTAAGCGGTGTTGACATCAGTGAGCCATGCAGGTTTATCTGTTGAAATAAACTGTGGCAAATGATAATTGGTTGTTGAATTGGTGTGTGCCATTTATTTTCCTTTCCTTATTAAATAACTACGAGTAAACGTTTGCCATTAAAGTCATAATCGTAGGCAGACAACTGATATGCGTCATAATCCGCTGCGGTAAGTTCAAGAGCGTCATATTCACCAGCGGTTAGACCGTAAGGGCGGTCGCCTTCGTAAACATTGTTGATGAACTCTTGGAGCGTGATATTTTCGGCAAGGTTCGGGTCGTAAACGGTAATATAGTTTGCATTGCCGAGTCTTGCGATAGTTGCCCAAACATCATCAAATTCGCTTCTGAAGGTTGCAGTGAGGTTGGCGATTTGAAGTTGCAAGGCAATGACATTGTTGTCAATAATTCCTTGAATTTCAGCCTTTAATGCTGCGTCTTTCTGGTCCACAACTGCGTAGATGAGGGCTGGAAGTTCATTGATTTGACGTTGCAGGTCTAAATCTTTAGCGTGCAAGGTGTCAATTTCGTCATCAATTCTCGAAATATCGCCTCTGATTTCAGCAATAGTCAAACTGATGTCCAAAACCTGTTCCTTGATTTCGTCAACAGCCTTGTTCAAATCTTCAATGTCTTTGCCAAAGCCGTCCACGTTCTCGATGATGAGGTTGACGGTGTTGATAAGACAGTTGACTTTGCGAAGAAGTGCTGTCAAGAATTCCATGTAAGTCAACGCGTCATCATAATTGGTCGGGATTTCTTCGAAAATCCGACTGTTCGGAGTGCGCGTGGACAATGGGCATTGCTTTGGCATTTCTTTTTTGACCCAAGTCATTTGTTTTTCTCCTTTCTTTAATATAGACCCATGAAAAGGGTTTCTAATTGGTTGATAATCTCGTCATCAATAGCGACAATATTTTCACGATATTGCCGAATCAATGCCTGTGCAGTGGTCAGAGTTCCTGAATTGCCCTTCTGTTTGCGGACGTATTCACGCGTGCCGTTGTCATTGTGGGTGTCGTTTCCGTATTCTTGTGATGTTCCTTGCGTGGTGGAGTTGTCATGCGCTTCGGTTTCAGATTCAGACTCGTTGGCAGAGGTTCGGGAAGCGTATTCACCTTGCAAAATCTTGTTCTTTGAAATCTGTCCTTGTGGAGTGTCCGAATCGATTTGAAGGCTTGTGCCATTGGAATTGTTGGTGGACGAACTTTCGCTCGTTCCTTCAGTCTGCACGTTGGTGTTGGTGTTGCGGTTGCCAGCGTCTTCGTGCTTCTCATTGTATGTTTCAGTAAAGTCCACGTTGACCATTGGGTCATATTTAATCGCTGCGGAATAGATAAGTGGCAACTTTTCTTCCATGAGTCTGCGCATTTTGCTTCGGACTCTGATTCTAAAGAGTGAAGGGGTTTCAAGCCCGATTTCTCTCATGTAGAAGTGGTCGATTATCTTCTCTGCCAGCCTTTCCTTTGTCCATGTGCCGCGCTCGTTTATCACCTCAATCTCATCAGGTGTGAGGAAGTGACTCAAATCATAGTCGGAAAACCACCTCAAAATCTCGTCATGTCCGAATGTGAAAATTAGTTCTCGGACGGTCAATGTATATTTGCTCATTATTCCTCCACTCCTTTGTCGATTAGCATTTCAGCGTTGTCACCAAGCACAGACGATTCAAAGTTCTTGACATAGTTTTTAAGGTCACTTCGCACCTTGACCTTCACTTCATTGTCGCCAGTCAGTCCGAATTTCAGGTTGAACAGTCTTGCAGCATTTTGGCGAGGTGCAAGCATAGCCTGAAGGTTCATGTTGATGACTTCGTTGTTGGACTCACTCTCGTCCACAATCATTCTCTCTTTTTTCTCCGAGGAGAGGTTGTTCAAACCGATATAGGTCAAAAATTCATTCCAGATGTCACGCTTGTAATCCATGATTTTGTCAGCAATAAACGGAGCGTCGGTTTTGAGAGCCTTAATCACCGAACCAGAAAGGGCATTTTTATCGCCCACAATGACTGGTTCGTTATCTTCAAATTGTCTAAAAGCATTTTTGGTGGTCAAGAGTTGGTCGGTGTCGGTCAAGAGAAGAATCGGGGTGCGCTGTGCCTCAATGTTGATGTCAGCGGTGCGTTGAGCCTGTGTCAGACGGTAAGCATAGAGTTCAAGCATTGGGAGGGTTGGTGTTCTCTCCCAGTTATTCATCACCAAAATGCACTGCTCGTTCTTCTTGGCTTTGCCGTCTTGCCCGAAGAAGGCACGTCTGGTGGTGTCAATGTTCCCGTATGAGTAGCAGTGAATACGGCTTGGTATTCCGTAATAATTGATTGAACCTGCACTCGTGGCGCGAGTGTTGATGAACCCGATGATGTCGTCATAATACATGGCGGCTTGCCCGTCCATCATGAGGCACACCTCAAGCCAACGGCTGTCCATGGTGTCTGGCAGGTTTTCCCACTCAAAGATTGACAGAACGATTCGGCGGAATCTGTCCAAATAGTCTGCGTATGTTTTGTCGTTTAGAATTAAACCTGTGGTGGCAGGTTTGTTCGGGGTATTCCTACGGCATTTTCCCATATTTTAATTATACTCCCATTTAATTTATTAAACAATGCTATTGGTGTTTCCATACTGTCCGAACTGTTCAGGGTCGTGCCAGAAAGTGATTCCAGCGTCAAACATGGCGGTAAGTTCATCTAATGCCTCGTTTGGCACTTTACCTTCGAACAGACAACCAACGGTCTTGACAAAATTCCAATATCTGCGGGTGAACAATTCTGGTTTCTTCACTCTGTTGATTTTATAACCATACATGGAGAAGTATTCGTCAATTTTGCGGGCGACTTCTGCACGAACACACATTGGGTAGAAGGTGAACGCACATTGACCGTTTGCAAAGGTGATGTCACCTGAACAACAGTCACCGTTTGCCTGTGGAGGTTGAACAGAGTGTTGGTATTGTTCAGAGGCAAGATTTGACACAGTTTCAGCGTAATTTAATGCACTTCCAGCGACTCCAGAGGCACTTCCAGATTTAGCGGCTTTTGCCCCTCCGTTTAGTGCAGAGATTGCGCCAAACACTTGTGTGTTTTCAATATTCAAAGCGTTCTGGGTGAGCCAGTTGGTGTAAACATCAGTTACCCAAGCACAAACAGGGAGTTTTGGACCAATAACACCGTATGAATATGGGTCTGACGCGTTCTTGTAATTTCTTGGGTGTGCTTTGATAGAGCAGCCCACAGACAAAGCACCTTCAATGTCGAAAGACGGGGTGGAAGCAAAGTCTTCATAATGAAATTCAGCCATTGAACCAGCGTTGTTGGAGAGGTTGAAGAAACAATAAGGTGCTGTGAGAAGTTTCCTGTTTTTAGGGGTGAAACCGTCCACTTGGGTTGGTTTGTCCAGTGTGATTGCGTCGAAATCATAGCCGTTCTGGTCGCCTCGAATCCAATAAAATGTGCAGTCTGGGATTGAGGCTGTGTCCGACACGATTTTCTCAAGAAGCATGGAACGCGGTGCGGTGAACATATAGACAATTGCGTCTGAAGATGAACCATGTGCAGCGTTGGCATACCAGTCCAAAAACTTCTGGATAGAAATGCCGTCATAAGGGTCGAAGGCAAGATAAGTGAGCCCTGAATAAACACCGTTGTAGAAGTTTAGAACGTCACCTGAAAAAGAGGGGTCATAAGGTCGGTTTAATGGTGTGATGTCAGAAACAGCAATCACCGTCATGGCTGTGGCAGGTTGGCAAATTCTGTGTCTATGGATTCCACCGTTGGTGACAAATTCACCCAACTCCAGCCCCTCTGGGTAGGTATGCTCACCCACATTGTCACTGCCCACAGTTTCACGCTCCACAAACACTGGGCGATAGCGAATGTCGAACATATATGTTTGCCAATAGTCGGTTTTGATTCTCACAAACGTTGTGTTGTCGTTGGCATACTCCATGGACTCAATGAAGGCATAGAATACTTTGTCGGAATAATGCTCGTTTGTATAATAGACATAATTGTCACGACGGATTCTTTCGATATTGATTGGAACTCGAAGCACTCCGTCTTTTCTGATGTAAGTGCAGTCCTCAATAGTGCGAAGGTCTGACGCATTAGCAAAATAAGCGTCTTGCTGCGCCTTCGTGCTAAAAATAAGTTGGTTCGGGTTGCCCATTTTCATGGGAACTGAACAGATATGAATTGTTGAACTAGGCTCAATGACGCTCATATAATACCCCATAAGGGGAGGCATTAAACCTCCCCTTGGTTAGTGTTTACTATTCTCCTGTAACAGTAACAGTGAAGGTTGCAGTTATTTCACCAGCGGTTGCGGTGATAGTAGCCGTTCCCGCAGCAACACCAGTTACAACGCAACTTCCAGCAGCAGAGCCAGCCTCAACGGTGGCAATAGTGTCATCTGAAGAAGCGTAAGTGATAGTGGTGGTGTAGTCACTTGGGTTGACGGTCAAGGTGTTGGAAACAGTTGCGTCAGCAGCAACAGTCTTGGTTGCGTCAGCAAAGGTCATGGAAGTGACAGGCACTTCGGAAACTGTAACAGTGAAGGTTGCAGTCTTGCCGTTGCTGGTTGCGGTGATAGTAGCAGAACCCGCAGCAACACCCGTCACAATAGCGTTTCGTGGGTTGGTGGTGTCAGCAGCGACAGTGGCAACAGTAGCGTCAGAGGAAGCGTAAGTGATTGCAGAATTTGCAACAGTTGGGGTTACACCAACGAGGTTGGAAACGTTGTTGCCAACAGTAACAGAAACAGCCTTCTTCTCGTATTCGAGAGAATCGGTTGGAATGTCTGGCTGTTCGCTTGCGAAGATGACGTGCTTTGCGAAGAGGCTCATGTTGTAGCCCTTGACTATATTCAAGAAGCACTGCCATGTTCTGCTTTTCGGATTAAACCACTGGTCGAAGGCTTCATCTTGAGTGTGAATCTTGAAGAAGTTGCGGTCTGCCATGATACCGAAAATCTTGCTGCCGTCATAAACAATAGTGGAGCGGTCATCAGCGTAAATGTTGAAGTTGTCAACATAGTAGATGTTGCCAAGGAGTTGAGCCTTGTCAATGTTGAAGGAAGCAGCCAAAACGTCAACGTCAATTTCAGCAGCAACATCGTTGCGCAAGATGAAGACGATGTCTTCTGGATTGGTCCACGTGACAATAGGCTTGTCGTTGTTCATACGACCCCAAGCGGTGTAATTGGTGGAAGGGCTTTGGAAGTCAAGGTAAAGTTGGCGGGCGCGCTTCAAGAAGGCTTTTGCCTTGTCAGCGTCAGTTGGAGCGGCGATAGTTTCAACAACACCACGACCAGACTTGTAAGCACTTGAAACGATTGCCGTTGTGTAGCGATACTGGTCAATGCGTGCGCCGTTATACATAGCGTCGGAAATGCTGGAGATGTATTGTTCAAGAGCAGACCAAGAAACAAACGCGTTGCGGAGTTTGTCGCGGGTCATGCTTGCGCAATACTGCAAGTCCATGTTGATTGCAAGATATTGAACATTGGTTTCGACTTCAAATTTGGTTAAAATACCCGCGAAGTCATTTGCGTCAAAACGCTGCGCGGCAACGGGAGAGGTGTAGATTTCCTGCCCAGCGTAGCCGAGAGGGGTGTTTTCACCTTCGAGGCGGCGGAGAGGGTTCTGATACATCTTGGCAACAACTTGAGTCGAAACGATACGACCAATCAAGTTCTCGACAAATTCGTTGCGAACAACTTTCAAACTGTCGTTCAAAATTGGCGCAGCGAAGTCATTGATGTTGGTGGTAGGTGTAACCACTGGGACATATTGCGAGTAGAGCGGACTCGACAACTGTCGAATGGCATTTAATTGGTTCATAAGACCTGTTGACGGACCCATGAATCCTCCTTTCTTATTATTTTTTAAAGTTACCATGCTCATCAAAGGCGCTGAAGAAATCGAAGTCCTCAAGCGTGGTTGATGAATCTGGTTCTGAAGATTTAAGAGCAGGGTCGTCATCTGCTGGAATTTGGGCAAACAACTTGGCATTTGCGTTTACAAGTTTCTCATTTCGACTCTGCAACTCTTTGATTTGGTTTTCCTTCTCTTTGATTGAGTTCAAATTTTCGGTATTCCCAGTAATCAAAAGACCCAAATCATCTTGAATAGTCGCCGCAACTTCTTTGCCAACTTTGCTTTGAATATTGTCCATGATTTCGGTCAGTTTCTTGTCGTCCATAATTTAATTATCCCCGATTATTTTCTCTTTGTCAACTTTTTTCTCGTTATCATATACCAAGGGAAGTGCGACCGTCTGGTGATTGGGCTTGGTCCTTGATTCCATGCTTTAAGCCTAAACGCACCAAGGAAATATTGGTCCACTCGAAAGAGGTTTCTGGTCACTTCATGACCCTGCGTTGCGGACGGCAACTCCTGATTTTGACCAACCAAATAGTAGTATGTGCCAGCCGCCATTTCTGGCGGGTTTATTATTGGGTCTGAATCCACAATGGCATTGTGTCCGTAGGCTGAATTTGGGTTTGCGTTTAAAATAATCATGTCACCTCGCCTTAATGCCCTGTAATTGGTAACGTAATCATATTTGTCCGAGGCATTGAAAGCGCGAGAAACTGGGTCAGTCCACATTTCGTAGGCATACCCAAAAGTGCCTGTTTCAGCGTAGGGCAGAGGATAACCAAGGTTGTAATTTAGGAGTTTAAAATAGTCAACGCACTGTGCTCCATAAGCCCTGTCCACGTCATACCAGTTGCCTAATGTCGCATTTTTGAAGGCACTCCATGAAGAAATGGGAACGCTCACTGGTCCATAATATTGTGCCACTTCTCGTTCTCTTTCTTGATTATCTTTTCCATTTCATTCTTGATGTATGAATTACCATGGAGTTCGTTTCGATAGTAGTCATAAACCTTGAACATATGTTCATATTGAATGTCTGTCATGTAACCTGCGGCATTGTAGGAGTTGATGTAAAGCATTAAATCAGATTTGCACCTTTCGAGGTCGTTGTTGTCGATTTTATCTTCAACACGTGACAGTTGGATTTTTATAGGGTCAATTGCGTCCGAAACGGTCATGGAGATGAGTTTGTGAAGGTTCTTATAAATGAATCCGAAAACAACGCCCATGGAGGTGATTGCTCCTGCAATTAAGCCCAAGATTTTCAACGCTTCTTCGACTTGCATTTCTTTCCTTCTTTCTTAATGATTGAGGCAGTGTCCTTGTCACCAACTCCGCCCGAAGCGATAGAGGTGAGAATCGAGATAAGTGTTGCAAGAATAGAGGTGGAAAGTGCCGTTTTCCAGTCCACATCAGCCAAAGTTGTGGCAACAGCAAGAGAAGCGAGAAGGGTCTGTGCGAAGGTCTTGACCGCTCGTTCAATTGTATCCTTTACAAAGTAGGTCATTTTACCTCCTTGAGATTGTTTAATTTACAAACTGCATAGATAACACCAGTCTTGGCATTGTCTGCCCGAAGAATTGCCTTGTCGTCACTGATTTTAGACACGAAGTAGAATTTGCGGGTTTTGATTAAATTGAAGCCGTCTGCGTCAACAAATTTCTTTAAGGTTACTTTGTCACCGACCTTGACTGTCTTTGGTTTGCAATAGGTGGCTTTGTAATACTCAAGGTTGATTTTGTGAGTGCCAACGGTGAGAGGTTTAGTCCAGTTTGCGTCATTGACTTCGTTGACTTTCTTTGAAGTTACCATGCCACAGTGACCGTATTGCATACCCTTGCGTTTTGGAATGGAGAAGATTGCACCGTCTTCTTTGTCGCACTTGACGAATCCTTTTTTGGAGATGAGCCAAGAAACAAGGTCACACCCGTTGACTGGTCCATAGTCTGGGTGTGCCTTGGAATAGATTGTCTTCTTTCCAGTGGCTAAATATGCGGCATATCTGGAACACTGCCAGCCGTTCTTGCCGTCTGTGTTGCCGTCTTTAAGTCTGCGAGATAAAGTGATTTTGACTGCCATTATTTCTTCTCCTCACAATGTGGTTGATTAAGCCAAGAGGGAACTTCATTGTCCTCCTTGGTGATGATTCGTTTAATAAGGTTTAAAATCATATTTTCTCCTTTGCCTTTATTATATCATATTATTTAATAGTGAAGTCGGTGTCTGCAAGAATAACACCGCCTTCAACGTGTTTGTAAGTGAGTTTGCGTCCTGCCTCCCCGATTTCTTCGTCCGAAAAGTCGGCAGTGGTGAACCCGATTCTGAAGTTGTCGAAATTGATGAGGTGAGAGAGTTTCTTCGGAAGACCAGCCACAGTGACGTTGGTGACTCCTTCATAGTCCTGTTCAATGTAACACTTTTGGCGAAGATATTTGCCACGCTGAAATTCACTCTCAAGTTTCCATGCTCCTAAACGATAGTCGTCCACGTCCATGACTTTTTCTAGTTCTTTAATGTCTTCGTCATGATTGTTGACTCGAAGGTGAATTGAGTCGGTGTCTGAATAGATGTAAAGGTCTTCGCCGTATTTCTTTTTACTCCAGTCTGTAATTGCTTGGCTGGACAAAATAATGTCTTCCCGAGCATATGAGGTGATAAACGAAGCCATGGCGACATAGATTGAATCACGAGTTTCTGGTTTGTTGTTTACATAGTGAATCACACCGTCCTTCAACACAGGTTGCTTGGTTGCGCACCTAGGGTTCAAACCAAATTTGCCGTAAAGGGAGTTGAGCATAAGTTTTGATATTTGATACATAGATTTGTTGTTGTCTTTCTTGGCTTTGATTTTCTGTTCCGTCCAATAGTTGACGTATTCGTCAAAAATGCCCTTCTTGGCTTTAAATTTCCAACCACCCAAATAATTGACGTTGTAAACGTTGTATTGTTTAAGGAATAAACGAAGGTCTATTGACGTGAGTGTGAGAGTCACCATTTCTCCTTTTGAAGATGTGAGATATTTGTTCGGAATAAACGACATATTGTTTTTAATTTGAAGACTTGGCACTCTGCCTTGTTTTATTTCAAATTGGCAAGAGAATTGCTGAACATATAAAGGATAGTTGGTGTCCTCCTTATATTTTCCCGTAAACGGTAAAGGGTAACCATAGGGCAAATCACAATAAACCATTTTTGAAGGATACATCGAATTTTTATCATAAACAATGCCCTTCCCGACTTCCTTTTCTTGGTATTTTGGATTTAAATAGGTGAATCCTCCTTTGTAACTTTTCCGAATGTCTGCGTCTATTTCAGGTTCTAAAACAGGAAAAAGATATTTAAAACGAGGACAACGTGCTTTAAAGTCACCGAGAGCGTCTGAACCAATCGTCATTTTGGTGAGTCCTTGGTTGAACATTTTATCGAGTGCCATGCTCATGATTGTCACATCGTTTTTGATATAGGCGATTTCCTCTGGTGTTAGTTTATGCCCGATTTCACGCTTGGCTTTATAATCAATTTTAAGTTTAGAGATTGGAAGACCAAACCCCTTGGCAACAGCGTCAACACCCATGTTGGGAAATATTTTTAAAGAGTCATAAAACGTGACCTTGCAGACTTTTCTTTTCCAAACTTTAAAATACACCTCAATGGAATAAAATTGCCCCGTGTCGGTGATTAAAGAAGTAAAGGTTTGGTCACGTCTGTCCTTCTTGTCCTCAATATATTCAAAATTATTTGAGAGCAACCATGAGAGGACGTATTGCGAGTCGAACTTGAGATTGTGAAAATAGACCTTGGGGTTGTGATATAATTCACACCACTGCATGAACTCGTCAATGTTGTTGCCGTAAATAAAATTGTCTGGGTCGCCTATTTCGGAGATAGCGTAAGCCCAGACACGACAGTCATCGGGGTCTGTGGTTGTTTCAAAGTCTGCTGTGAACTTTCTCATGCGCCCGCTTTTATTATCTATTTTTAAATTCTTCGACCAATGAATCCACGTTCTTAAATAAAGCCTTTACATACCCGTCCAAAGAGTTGTCAATTTGCCCATATTCATCAAGTTTGATTTTATCATCACCCTGCTTCAATTGTTCTTCTATAAAATCATGATAAGCGTCAACAATATCTCTGATAAAGTTAGACTCGTTGTAAGCCTTCAACAGTTGGTCTGGAGTGAGTTTTGACAATTGTTCCTGAAGATAAGCAGCGTCATCGCCATAAACACTGGTGTGATAAAGGCTTGTGAGTAACATATCAAAAAACTTGTCATAAAATTTTTGCTGCCTCTCTGGGTCTGGTTTGTTTATTCTTTCCACCAATTGATTATATTTTCTTTTATCCACTCCTGTCATTTTTGAAGAGTCCTTGTTGAGAGCCTTTCGGATTGATTCCTCGGTTGCAAGTCTGTCTGCTTTAAGTGCAGTGAAACGAGGTGTTCCTTCTTCGGCTTTCAAACGTTTAATGTTGTAAGTGACCTTAATTTTTGCCCTTGTTTCGGCTTTTAAAGCGGCTTTTGCCACGCTTGAAGCGTCACCGCGAATTGTGTCGAGTCTTTTAAGTTCGAACATTAAATCGCGGCGGCGCGCAAACTGCTTCTTTAAGTCTGAAACTTTGACGAAATCGATGTCAAGGTCTTTCTCTTCTGATTTCATTTTAGCAACGCGCCTGTTGTAATTCTTTACAACGCGCCTAATTTCAGTGTTCAAAGCCTTGTCAAATCGAATCGCCATTGTCGTCTATTCCTTAAAGAGTCTTTTCTGGGTCGAACTGAATGTCGTATGCATTGACCTGCTGACCCTTGGCAGTGGTTTCCTTGCCCTTGAAGGTGATTTCAACATAAGAACCTTGTGGAATGTTCATGAAAGCCCGTTCAATGACAGCTTGTGCCATGACTCCAGCGATTTCTTTACCAGATTCGTCGGCGATGATGAATTTCTTGCCGTCGCCGTAAGCAGCAGAGGTGAACTTCTCTTCTCTGACATAGTAGCCAGTAAGTTTTGCACCAACTTCAAGTCCTGCCTTGTTCCAAGTGTCAACTCTTTCGTGGATTGCGTTTTGTAAAGCCATTTTAATATTCTCCGTTATATTTTAAATTAAAGTTGATTTGAATTATATTTTAGGTTGCGCTTCTTCAAATAATGATTCGTCCTCCTTTCTCATGTTTCTATTATAAAGGGAAGTGTTGAACCTTTGCAAGTCTTGAAATTTCAGAATTTTGGTGTTATTATGGGCGCAGGTAGGCGCGGTTTAATTTCAACTGATACGGCAACACTAAACTGGGGTGAAGAGCCTTGTTCAACGTATAGTCCAGTAGTTCTGGCGGTTGTCAACCGCGCTTCACCGCCTGATTTAATATGAGTATTTATTATAATTATAATCGACTGAACTCACACAATGCACTCTTTAATTTTGTCATCACCGAAAGAGGTCTTGGCAAGTCGTATGGCGCGAAGAAGATGTGCGTGCAGAAGTTTATGAAGGGCGAAGGTCAGTTCATGTTGATTCGCCGTTACGAGAACGAATTGCAGTTGAACCTTCAGACTTTTTGGCAAGACATTTCTCGTGACCCAGATTTTGAGGGGTTGGTTTTTGGTATTAAGAGAGGGAAGAAGTTGAGCAAACTCACCATTGACGGTGAAGTTTGTGGCTTTGCGGTTGCCCTGTCAACTTCGAGTTCCATTAAGTCAACCCCTTTCCCTGATGTGACCTCGATTGTGTTTGATGAGTTTATTGTGGATAAAGGAAACATTCACTATTTAAAGAATGAGGTTGAGGGTTTCTTCGAGTTGTATGAAACGGTGGCAAGAACCAGAACGAATGTGAAGGCATATTTTCTCGGCAACGCTATTTCGTCCACAAATCCATATTTTAGTTATGACTGGGGCAACGGTTTGCATTTGTCGCTTCCATACGGTGAGAGCGAATTTAAAAAGTTCAAAGACGGCTTGATTCTGGTAAATTATGCGAAAAACAGTGCCTATCGTGAAGTGAAGAAGGAAACACCGTTTGGCAAGATTATTGCTGGCACAAAATATTCTGATTATGCGATTGACAACAAGTGGCTGCGCGAGAGTGGGTCGTTTATTGGCAAGAAGGATTCAAGCGCAAGATTCTGGAACATTTTGATTTTGAACGGTGACAAATATGGAGTATGGCGAGGAAGTGGCGGAAGGTTTTGGGTGTCAACAGATTATGACCCGAATTGTCCTTGTGTGTTTGCGATAAATGAGGGCGACCATAATGAGAACACGATTTTGATTAAGGCGAGGACTTCTCCTTGGTTCAAGTTCTTGATTGAGGCATATAGGAATGGAACGTTGATTTTTGAAGGTCAAAATGTGAAGAACTTGGTCATGCCTTTTATTGAAAGATGTTTGACTTATTGATATAATTAAATCAAAGAAAATTGCAAGTCCTCTGTTCACTCATGCGCCGAATATGACAAAACAACTTTTCTCCCAATCCTCGTCCTCGATTGGGTTCTTTTATTTTTTCTATTTTGGTGTATAATGAATTTATGGCGCACTCTCAACTAGTAGCGTTCGCACATTTGGACATACACTATGTAATGCAAAATTGAGTTTTTACGATTCGTTTTGCCTCCAATTGGCAACACCCTCTCCTAGTCGGGTGTTGCTTTCTTTTTGGTTCTTTTGTATAATGAAGGCAGAGCAGACTCGTCTGTTCGCACATTCGTGAATTATCTTTCAAGGTAAAATAAAAATTCCTTTTATTTATCTTCATTTAACCAATTCACTCGGACTTACACCGACCGCCTTCGGTGTAAGTCTTTTTTATTTGAAAAAGCCCGCGTTTGCGGGCTTTAGAGATAGGGGTGGTCACCTCCTTACCTCGATAGAGAGTTTTGACACGTTGAGGCACTCGTCTAGGACGTTCAGGAACGATTCATCGGGTAACGTCCCATGAACCCAGAGTTGGTCATTGACTTTCGTGAGGTTCAAATTGTCGCGTCCTATATTAGCCCATAGAAGGGTGCTGTCAACGTTTTTGGCTAGTAACTTGATACAGAACGTTGTCATGTAGTCACCGCCTTTCTAAAGTGCTTTAAAATGCGAAAAACGGACAGTTTGCATTTGGGCTATTATAGCATAGGTCGCCCTCCATTGTCCAGTGGAGGTGGTGACAGGGGTGGAGGGTAGCATAAGAACTTGACAAAATTGCATTTTGATGAAGGTGGTCCGATAAAAGG